GCTGCCAGCGCTGGAACCGTGCCGGCCGCCCAGATGATGGCCCGCCCCCGTCCCGCTACGGCCGGTACGAGGAGTACTTCGAGCTGACCCGTGTCCGCCGCTACAGCCAAGCGCGTGCCGCGGCCGAGATGGGCGTTCACCTCCGCACCGCACAGCGCTACGAGCTCCGCATCGAACAGGAAGCCGCCTGAACATGGACTCGCGCACCTACGTCAGGGTCAACGACGGACTCCCGGAACACCGGAAGATCGTCGCGGCCGGAGGCGACGCCGCATGGCTGTACATCTGCGGCATCGCCTACTGCTCCCGGAATCTCACAGACGGCCTCATTCCCAAGGGCGTGGTGCCGAGGCTGTCCGATCGGAAGCAGCCGGCGAAGCTCGCCGCGAAACTGACAAAGGCTCGACTTTGGCATGACGCGGGTCATGACTGTAAGCGGTGTCCGCAACCCGACGAAGACGAATACGTCATCCATGACTACCTCGTACACCAGCGCTCTGCCGAGCACATCGAGGCCATCAAGGAGAAGCGCGCGAAGGCAGGACGCGCAGGTGGGAGCAAGAAAGCCGCCAACGCCCGCGCTGCGGCAGCCGACAGTGAGACCACCGATCAGGCCCAGCAAACGCCTAGCACTTTGCTAGACGGATGTCACGAAGGTGTTGTAGCAAACGCCACCCCAGAGGCAGTGACAGAAGAAGTACTACGTACTTCTCAAGCAGATGCAGATACACCTCCCCCCAACCCCCTCCTGCCCGCCGGCCCGAGCGAGACCGCTAGCGCACAAACGGAGGAGGGGGAGGAGCGGGGACGGATCAACGACCTTGACCTCATCCGGCAGGTGCGTGCGATCCGCCCCGACTGGACCACAGCGTCGATCACCCGCGCCCTGAACGCACCCGCGGTCCTCGAACGCTCTGCCGAACTCCGCGGTCCCGCACTCCTTGCAGTCGCTCGCGACAACCAGAGTCAGCAGCCCGGCCGGCTCGCGCACGACGGCCCGTGGTGGACCACCACCGTCAAGCCCGCGGCCGACAGCCATCCGTCGTCACGGTCCCTTGCCGAAGCCCTTCGATCTGCCCGAGGTGACTCATGAGCACTGTGCAGGAGGAGGCGCGGGAACGCGCCGCCCAGGAACTCGCCCGCCGCGTCGCGGGAATCGCCAGCATCACCGACCCGCTCGCGTGGGCCCGGAGCTTCATGCGGGACATGACTGCCGCAGGGAACTGGCGTTACGTCCCGCCCGCGCCCGGCATCAAGCCCACCGTTCCGGACCCTGACGCGTACGAGCGTGGTGCGCCACGAGCCCGCGAAGCCCTCCAGCGAAGGATGGACAACACCGATGCCTGACGACCTGACGACCGTCCTCGAATGGGCACGCAAGCACGGGCCCGCAGACATCGAGAATGCCGCCTGCCGGGTACTCGACTGGATCGACAACGCCACGAAGCTCCTCAATGAGCGCCTAAACGGCCCTGAGGGCAACGGAGACGGGCGAAACCCCCAAACCCTAGGGACGCCTGAGGGGCAAGATGCTAGAGAGGCTCAGGAGGCTTCACAGTGCCCAACGCCGTGTGACGAGGACTGCGAGGCGGGGCGATCGCACTGTGCCGAAGTCCATGTCGTTCGCTGGCAACGCGGCCACCAATCCGAGCGCTGCCCAGCCGCGGCCGAGACGGCCACCCAGTGAGCGTCCTCGGATTCCGGTCCCGCCGTATCGACCCCGACCCGCCACCCACCACCGAACCCGACCCCGTACCCCTCTTCCCCGCCGACCCCAATCCCGACTGCATCTGCCGCAACCTCGACGGCCACGGCCAAAACCCAACCTGTCCCATCCACCCCTGGTGGCGACACGACCCACACGCACTCCACCTCGCCGACCTCACACGGGAGCTGGGATCGGCCTGGGCGGCAGCACGACAGGCGTTCGGGGGCGGGGCGTGACCAGCAACCCCACCGACTGCAAACGCTGCGGGAAACCCCATCCACGCTGCAAAGGCCACAACAAAGCTGGGGAACCATGCATGCGCTTCCCGAAAGGCGGAGTGGCCGTCTGCCCGCGCCACGGCGGCCACGCACCCCAAGTCATCGCAGCCGCCGAACGACGCAACCGGGAAGCAGCAGCCGAGCTCGCCGTCGCCACGTACGGGCTGCCGCGGGAGGTCGCACCGGATGTGGCGCTGCTGGAGGAGGTGCACCGTACGGCCGGCCATGTCGCGTGGCTCGCTGAGGTCGTCGGGCAGCTCGAGCAGGGGGAGGTGACGTGGGGCCTCGCGGAGGAGACCGATGCGCCTCCGGGTGAGAACGGCGGCGCGGGTGTGACGACGAAGTCGAAGGCGGCCGTGAACGTGTGGGTGAAGCTCTACCAGGACGAACGGCGCCATCTCGCTGCCGTGTGCCGGGATGCTCTGGCGGCGGGGATCGCTGAACGTCAGGTGCGTCTGGCCGAACAGCAGGGTGCGCTTTTGGCTGGTGCGGTGAATCGGATCTTGGACGGGTTGGGGTTGTCGGCGGAGCAGTGGGAGCGGGTGCCGCAGGTGGTGCCTGTCGTGCTCCGCGCCATCACAGGAGGAACCGAATGAGCGAGCGAATCGACCATGCCGAGGACGTCGTTAAGCGGACACAGGACGTCTACCGCGAGTTCTTCAGTGATGGCCTTGCTCGAGATGGGTTCGCCCGAAAGCTTCGGTCGGCTCTGTTCGAGGCGCTGTACGGCAAGCCTCGGAGCGAGAGCGTTTGGCTGAACGAGATCAGCCCTGAGCAGCACCGAGCCGAGAGCCCACACCATTCGTGTGGGCGCGAGGAGGGTCATGACGGACACGCATGGCGCGGCAGCCTCCGCGAATTCGGCGGAGTCGACGTCACGCGGACCTACTGGTGCGAAGGGGTGAAGTGATGGGGGAGTTGATCGAGATGCCGGGTCAGGTCGGGTCGAAGCGTGAGGACCTGTTCAAGGCGCTGGCGGGGCTGGTGAATGTCGCGACGCTGGTCGTGCTGGTGGCATCCGTCCCGGTGATCTGGTGGCTGTGGACGGTTGCCCTGTGAGCGGGCCGAAGCGTGTTCAACGCCAGCGCGCGAAGGGCTGGCGAAAACCGGAAGGTGCCGTGTACGTCGGGCGTGGCAGCAAGTGGGGCAACCCCTGGCGCGTGGGCGAGCTATCCCCCTGGGCGCCTTACGAGCCAATGGATCATGCGCAGGCCGTGGCCGTCTTTGAGTACGGCATCGATCCCGTTGCACTTGGTGCACTCGCCCGCCGTGAGCTGGCCGGACGTGACCTCATGTGCTGGTGTCCGCCCGACAAGCCCTGTCACGCCGACGTCCTGCTCAAACTTGCAAACCGGGGGCCTGTGTGAGCCACGACTGTGCGTGTGGGCGGCCCATCCAAGACACCGCCGTCGTCTGCCCCCACTGCGGATTCCAACTCGACGCAGCCCTCGGCGAGATCACAGTCTGGCTTGCCCGCGAACTCGACATCACCCTGTCCAAGCAGACGAGGATCGCAGTCGGACACGGCGCACCGCAGCCCGAAGAACCGCAAGCGAAAACGCCCGGCACACTGAAGCCCACCCCCAGCCCATTCCATCGAGGCGCCTCCGCAGCCGCGACCAGACTGAAAGGCGAGCTCGTTACTTGGGCGCGCGTCGTACGCGAAGGATCCGGCGCGGAACTACCAGGCACCGACACGATCGCAGTTGTCGCTGCATGGCTACGGCCCCGAGTCGGATGGCTGAGATACCACGAAGCCAGCCAAGAAGCCGTCGACGGGATCTGTAGCGCCGTGGACGCCGTGTGGCGGATCGTGGACCGCCCCGCAGACATGCTCTTCGCAGGGCCCTGCAACGAATGCGACCAAGACCTCTACGCCCATGCTGGCGCCCAGTACGTTCGCTGCCACACCCCCGACTGCGGGCAGATCTACCAGGTCGAAGAACGCCGACGGTGGCTCCTCGAAGCCCTCGACGACCACCTCGTCAACGCCACACACGCGTCCCGGCTACTCACCTACCTCGGGATCACGCTCGCGTCGAACAGCGTCCGCATGTACGCCAGCAAAGGCCGGATCGTCCCGCACGGCATGGACCGAGACGGCAACCCCACATACCGGCTCGGTGACGTGGTTCGGACGTACTACACGCCCCGACAGAAGGCGAGTTGATCCATCTCGCGGAGCAGATTTCGGGAGATCTGTAGATCTACTTGGGCAGATCTGGATGACATCTGCGGTCCGCGACGCTACTATCAGCTCAAATAGAACTCCCGTCGAAAAGCCCCGGAAGGCCACCCCAGGCCGCCGGGGCTTTCGCATGTCCGAAGGAAGGGGCGCCATGTCCCGCGACCACGCCACCGGCCACGACGCCCTCGGCATCGGAGCCACCGCGCCCCTCACCGAACACGCCCACGGCACCACCCTCTGGCGCGTCGACCGCTGGGACGCCGACCAAACCTCCTGGGTGAAACGCCGCACCGGCGGATTCCAACCCGAGGCAGGCGACTTCCACGCCCTCGGCATCACCCCCTACAAGACCACCGAACACCTCGGCAACGCCGTCCTCCAAGCCGGCTGGGCGCGTGTCCTCGCGAACCTCACCTCCGTGCCCGCATCCGCCGCCATCTACGACGCCACCCACACCCGCATCGGCGTCGGCGACGGATCCACCGCCGTGAACGCCGTCACCGACACGGACCTGTCCGCCTCGGCAGGCTCCACGCACCGCTGGTTCCAGCTCGTCTCCGGTGCCCCCACGGTCGGCGGGACCATCCCGAAGACGTGTGCGTGGTCCGCGACGTTCGGCACCAGCGACGGGAACTTCACCTGGTCCGAGTTCGGGATCGACAACGGCACCGCGTCGGGGAACACCGTGTCAGCGCCGCTGCTGAACCGGGCCCTGTCGAGCCAGGGAGTGAAGGTCTCCGGGCAGACGTGGACAGTCACGGCGACGCTTAGTTTCACCTGATGGCCGGAGGCCGGTCGTACTCCTCGACCACGCGACGCACCACGACCAGCGCAGACCCCGGCACGTCCGGCACGTCGCTGGCTGTCGTGGACTCCACCGTGTTCAGTTCCCTCGACGGGCTGTTCCCGTGGACGGCGCTCATCAACTGGGGCCTCACCGACCAAGAGATTGTCACCGTCACAGCCCGCCCCGACTCCACACACCTGACGATCGTGCGCGGCCAGGACGGCACCAGCGGAGTCGCGCACGCGTCCGGCGCGACCGTCGACCACGGCATCTCCGCCCGCGACCTCACCCCCGACATCGTCCCCGGCCGCTGGACCCTCTACGGGCACTCCTACTTCGCTCGCGGGATCGGCACCGTGTGGACCACGGGCCGCACCGACGCGTACCTGCGGATGATGCTCGACATCGAGTACACCAACTGGGCTAACTATGCGGTGGCCGGCAGCAACTTGATCATTCAGGGTGTGTGGACGGGCGGTTGGGCTCGGGTCATGCAGACCCTCACCCGCACCCCGCCCGCCGGCACGAATATCCACGGCTCCCCGTACTTCAGTGACGGCGGTGGGGCGATCTTCGCGTGGGGCATCAACGACATCGGCGGGGTGTCCGGCACGCAGACCGCGTTGCGGTTGGCGTTCCAGCACGCATTGCGGGCGTGCATCAGCCGGGCCCGCTCCAGCGTGGTGTTCGAGGACAACTCCACGGTCGGCGGCGTGCCCTCGTACGGTGCCGGGTTCACGCAGGTCACCGCATCACAGGACTACAGCTCTGGGACGACAGTCCGGCAGGCGACCGCGACGACGAACGCGAACCTGACGATCACGCTCCCCAGCGACTACAAGGGTGAGCCGATTGCGATCCAGTTCTCCGCGATGCCCGGCGCGCTCGGCGGAACCGTCACGTTCTCCGGCACGGCCGGGATCACCGGCACGCTCGCGCTCACCGGCGTTGCACCCGCCACCCCGAACTCGCACCTGCCGGTGGTCAAGCGCATCACGAACCTGACCAGCTCGAATGCCGGGCAGACCATCATCGTCACCGCCACGTCTTTCGACTCGGGCGGCACGATCATCTTCGACTGCTGGTGGCTCGAATCGCTGATCCCGGCACCGGTCATCGTCTGCAACGTCCCGCGCCTCCTCACCGCCGGGTACGCCGGTTACGGCAACGGCATCGGCGACACCGACGTGGCCAACCTGAACACCGCGATCGCGAGCGTGGTTGCCGAGTTTGACGGCATGGTCCAGATCGCTGACCTCGACGGTGCCCTCAACAAGACCACCGCCCGGTTCGCCTCCGACGGCTTGCACCCGAACGAGGACGGCGCCCGGTACTGCGCCCGCGCCATCCGCACGGCAATCAACCGGCTTGTGCCGACCGACCCGACCGCTCCCGAGGTGTCCACCGCCCAGTCCGCGCCGCAGGCCGGCCCTGCGCGGCTTCCTCGGCTCGGCGGCGGCGTCCAGTACTACACGATCGCGGGAGTCGCAGCCACAGCTGCAGCGCCGCCTGCGGCCGGGACGCTCTACGCGATGCCGTTTATGGTCACCGAGGGCCGCGAAATGTACAACAAGTTCGCGATGCGCCTCAATGCCGGCGGCTCCGCGCAGGGCAGCATCCGCATCGCCTTGTTCGACGACCCTGGCTGGACTGGCTACCCGCAGAACCTTGTGGATGAGCCGACTGTCGGCGGTGCGTTCGCCTTGGGCACCACCGCGGGGATCAAGGCTTCCACGGCTGGCTTGTTCACGTGGGCGCTCGACCCTGGCTTGTGGTGGATCCTCTGGCTGCAGGTGACCGTGGGCACGTCACAAACGTACGACTACCTGCAGGGCCCGGATTCGACCGGTGTGATGCCGCTGGTGAACCCGTCGACCCTTGCCAGTAACACGACGCCGATCGCCTACCAGCTCACCGGGCAGTCCACGTCCGGGTTCTTCGGGAACTTCCCCAGCGGGGCGGCGGTCGCGGCGACCTGCCCGAAGCTTGCGCTGTTGAAGATGTAGGCGGTGGCGATGCCCGCGGCGAGCACACCCACGGTCGTCAACCTCGCAGTTTTCCCCCTCAACGGCATCGCGCTGGTACCGAAGACCCTCACGGACACCGGCGCCGAGTCCGAGGCGCTCACCGCGGCCGCCACGGTTCCGGTCGCGGACACCGCCAGCGCCACCCAGGCCCTCACGTCGACCGCAGCAGCGCCCCTCGCTGATGCGGGCGCCGGCGCGGACAGCCTTGCTGTAGCGGTCAGCACGCCACTGGCAGACAGTGGCACCGGGCTTGAGTCCCTCGGTGTGACCGCTGCCGTACCGTTCGCGGACACGGCCATAGCGGCCGAAGCGCTGACGGTCACAACCACAATCCCCCTCGGGGACTCCGCGGCCGGCACGGACACTCTCAGCGTCACCTTGCCTGTTGCGCTCTCCGACACGGCCAGCGCCGACCATGCACTCACGGTGTCCGCGGCCGCTCCACTGGCCGACTCGAGCTCAGCGGCCGACACGGCCACTGCCGCGGCCACGGCAGCGCTGGGCGATGCTGGTGCGGGCACTGAGTCACTCGCGATCACCACGGTCACTGTGTCGTTCGCGGACAGTGCGGCAGGTAGCCAAACCCTCACGACCTTGGCTTCCGTCTCGCTGGCGGACATCGCGGCCGCAACGCAAGCCCTGGCGGCCGCCGCCACAGTGCCGCTCACCGACACCGGTACAGCCAGCGACTCCGTCGACCTTGGCGCGCCCATCTCCCTCGCGGATACCGGTCTGGCTGCAGACACGCTCGTGACAACTGCGGTTGTCGCCCTCGCGGACACGGGCGCTGCCGGACAGAATCTCACTGCGTCCGCCACGACGTCCTTGGCCGACAGCGGTACGGCATCCGATGCGCTTGCCGTCACCCGGACGGTCAGCCTCACCGACACGGGGACATCTGGCGGCACCATCGCGGCCACTGCGGCTAATCAGTTCGCAGACGTCGGCACCGCGGCCGATGACCTCACCGCGGTCAACGTCCCCACAAACCCGGCCGTAGTTGACGCCGGCTCCGCTACCGAGTCGTTCACGGTCATCGTCACGGCCAGCCTCCAAGACGTCGCAGCCGCCGGCGAAGCCATCCTCGTCGCTCTACCACCCGAAACCCTCCCCGACCTCGACGGCGATGCGCACGTCGCCGGCCGGCTGTCCGGAGCCACGGCCGTAACAGGCAGGTGTGGTGGCTCTGCCGAACCGACAGCGCACCTCTCCGGCGCTACAGCGCACGCCAGTCGCCTCAACGGTGACGCAGCAGCCCTCGACCGTGTTCTCGCCGAAACGTAAGGGAGGGCCCCGTGCCAACGCGCCGTGAACTGGTCCTTCTGCAACGCAACGATGAGACCGTCCGACTCAACATCACCCAGGACGACACCGGCGACCCGCAGGACCTGACCGGCGTTACCGTCGAGGTGTTCATCAAGCCAAATGCCGAAACCGCTGACGATGCTGACGCCGTGACGGTCCTGTCGACGGCGACCGGCGGGATCGTCATCGACCCGCCCGGCTCGGACGGCATCGCGATCCTTACTGTCCCCGCCGAGGTGACGGCGACGGCCGGTGAGTCGTGGTGGCGCGCGGACTGCGTCATCGGCAGTAGCCGCCGGACGGCGATGTACGGGCCGTTCATCGTCCGCGACACATGACCATCACCGCATGGGAGCACGCCGCCCGCCTCTTCGAGCCACGTATCCGCCGCTGGTCAACGCCAGGCGTGATGGCCGTGGAGCTCGACCCGGCGACGATCCAAACCCCGGCCCTGGACGTCATCGACCGGGAGTTGGTCGCCCTCGCGGACGGCCAATACGACCGTCTGATGATCTTCATGAGTCCGCAAGAGGGCAAAAGTGTCCGCGTCTCGCAGCGGTACGTCGAATGGCTCCTCGCCGACAACCCCGACCTGCGCGTCGCGATCGTCTCCTACGCCGATGAGATGGCCCGCCGCTGGGGCTCCGACATCAAACTCGACGTCGAGACCTACAACGGCTTCGAAGGCACAGCCGACCTTGGCCTACGTCTCCGCGCGGACTCCCGCGCCGCCGGCCGCTGGCAGATCGACGGACGTAAAGGCGGCGTGTACTGCGTCGGCATCGGCGGTGCACTCACCGGCAAGCCCGTCGACGTCCTCGTCATCGACGACCCCATCAAAGACCTTGAGCAGGCCCAGTCGTCCCGCTATCGGGACCGCGCGAAACGGTTCTGGCAGGGCGTCGCCGTGCCACGGCTCGGGCCTGGTGCGAAGTGTGTGCTGATCCAGACACGCTGGCATGAGGAAGATCTCGCCGGGTGGCTGCTGAAGCAGGAGCCAGGCCGGTGGCGGGTCGTCTCCATCCCCGCGATTGCCGAAGCCGACGATGACCCACTCGGCCGGCCTATCGGTGAGCCGATGATCTCGGCACGCGGTAACCGCGACTGGGCTGGGATCCGCGCCTCGGTCGGCGAGTACGTATGGGCGGCTCTCTACCAGCAGCGACCCGCACCCGCCGCGGGTGGCCTGTTCAAACGAGCGGCACTCCGCCACTGGCAGCCGATGCCCGCGGATGAGTCCCGGCACGGCCCAGCCGGCGGGCAGCGAGTGGACATGGGCGGCCGCGTCGTCATGCTTGACGACTGCTGGCGGTTCCTCACCGTCGACCTTGCCGCGTCAACCCGCACCAGTGCCGACTACACCGTCGCCGCGGTGTGGGGGATCTCTCTCGACGGCGACCTGGTCCTCCTCGACGGCGACCGGGCGCACATCGAGGAGTCCGCGCACTGGGACATGGTCCGCAGCCTGCGGGAACACTGGGTCGCCGACACGGTGTTCGTGGAGTCCCGCATGTTCGGGACGACGCTCGTGTACGAGGCCGGCCGGAACGGTGTGCCTGTGCAGGAGCTGAAGGCCGACACCGACAAGCTCACCCGCGCACTCCCCGCCGCGGCCCGCGCGGACACAGGCCGGTTGTGGCTGCCGAGCGAGAAGGCAGCGCCCTGGGTGGCGGACTGGGTCGATGAGCTGGTCGCGTTCCCGAACGGCTCCCATGACGACGTCGTGGACGTGGTCGCGTACGCCGCCCGTGTCGCTGCGGCGCACTGGCTGCCCGCCGAGACCCCGACCCGGCCCGTCCGCGAGAACGGCGCGATGCAGCAGGCGTACGAAGCGGCAATGGGTGCCACCGGCAAAGACGGCCCCGACTTCATGACCATGCAGTACTGACCGGGAGGAGCCTGCCATGGCCACGGCACCGACCCGCGACATCGGACGCATGGACGATGCCGTCCTGTACGGCGACCTCCTCAACGAACTCCAGGAATACGTACCAGCGCTGATGTGGCCGCTGTCCGTACGCACCTACCAGCAGATGCGCCACGACACCCAACTCCGGGCCATCCTCGGAAGCTTCACCCTCCCGATCCGCCGCGCGACGTGGGCGCTCGACCCGGCAGGCTGCCGCGACGAGGTCGTACGGGTCGTCGCCGATGACCTTGGCCTCCCGGTTCTCGGTGCCGATGAGAGTCCGGGTCCGGCGCGACGGCGCGGTGTCCGCTGGAACGACCATCTTCGCCTCGCGCTGCTGTCACTGGTGTACGGGCACATGCCGTTCGAGCGTCGCTACGAGATCCGTGACGGCCTCGCCCGCCTGGTGAACCTCGGTGAGCGGATGCCGCACAGCGTCACCGACATCACCCTGAACAGTGACGGCACCCTCAAGGACATCTCCCAGGACGTCATTGGCTCCAAGCCGATCCCCTCGAACCGTCTTGTCTGGTACGCGCACGAGCGCGAAGGGTCCGCGTGGACGGGGCAGTCTGTGCTCCGGCCGGCGTACGGGCCGTGGCTGCTGAAGCATGAGATGTGGCGTACGCACGCCACGTCGAACCGGCGTTTCGGCATGGGTATCCCATCGGTCAAAGCACCTGTTGGCGGGACGCCAGCGCAGGTCACCGAAGCGCAGCGCCTCGCATCGTCGATGCGCGGCGGGGAGATGGCCGGCGCGGGCCTGCCTGCGGGGTTCGAGCTCGCGGTAACCGGAATCACTGGCAGCGTCCCGGACACGCTCGGGTTCATCCGCTACCTCGACCAGCAGATGTCCACGTCGGCTCTGGCCGGCCTGATCGACCTCGGCAACACGAACAACGGCTCCCGCGCGCTCGGGGACTCGTTTCTCGACCTGTTCCTCCTGTCGCTGCAGGCCATCGCCGACGAGATCGCGGACGTCGCCACCGCAGGCCAGCCCGGTATGCCAGGGATCGTCACCGACCTCGTTGATCTGAACTGGGGCGACACCGAACCTGCGCCGCGGGTCGTGTGCACGGACGTCGGTGACCGGCATGAGGTGACTGCCGAGTCGCTGTCGCTGCTGCTGCAGTATGGCGCGCTGACGTCGGATCCGGAGTTGGAGGCGTTCGTTCGGAAGTCGTGGCGGCTCCCGGAACGTTCGACCTCTGCGCCAGCGGCGCCGCAGCAGACAGCGCAGGCGTCCCGCCGGAAGAACCAGCGCCGGGAGGTGCGTGCGGCAGGGGATCCTGCCGCTGGACATCGGCAGCTGACCACGGTCGAAGCCGCGTCGGGCATGGACCCGGATGCGATCCAGTCCGAATGGCAGGCCGCTGTCGACAAGGTCATCACCGCGTGGGGTCCGCTCGCGGCAGCGCAACGCGACGACCTGATCGCGAAGGTCCAGCAGGCGGTCGACCAGAACAACACGGCGGCGCTCGGGCAGCTCACCGCGGACTCCACTGCGGCTGGGCAGATGCTCGGCGCGGCCATGGAAGACCTCGCGGAACTCGCCGCGCAGCAGATGGCAGCCGAAGCCGCGTCACAGGGCGTCGACGTGGATCCGGAAGCCGCTGATGTGCAGTTGCAGCGGTTGGCGGAGATCGGCTTGGCCGTCGCTGCGATCATCGCGGCCGGTCTGGCTGCCGCCGCTGGGCGTGAGGCGCTCAGGGTGTGGCGGCCGGGGGAGTCCGGTGCCGCTGTCGGCGCGATGGTCCGCGAGCACTTGGAGTCCCTGTCGGACGCGTTCCTGCGGGATCAGGTCGGCGGGGCCATGTCCACGGCGCAGAACTACGGCCGTGCTGCCGTCCTCGACGTCGCGCCTGAAGCGACCTACGCGGCATCAGAAATCTTGGACCTCAACACATGTCCGCCGTGCTTGGAGCTCGACGGGACCGAGTTTGCCGACCTGGCCGAGGCCCGTGCCGCATATGCCTCGGGCGGCTATGTGGAGTGCGAGGGCCGCCTCCGCTGTAGAGGAATCATCGTCGCGATCTGGGGGTCTTGATGGGTGAATCCGGTGTCGGCATGCCCGCCCTACTCCGCCTTGATGCCTTTGCGTGGCGGATCCAGGAGGCGTTCGGAGACGAGCCGTTCCTCGTCGGCTCGGCCAACCACACCACGGAGTGGCGGGACGTGGATGTGCGGCTGATCCTCGACGACGACCAGTACGACGCGCTGTTCGGCGGCCCAATGGATCCGCCGCGCTTCAACCTTCGCTGGGCGCTGATCTGCGATGCGATCTCCGAGCTGGGGCGGCAGATGACGGGCCTGCCCATCGACTTTCAGATCCAGCGACAGACCGAAGCAAACAAGGAGTACTCGGGCGGATGGCGTAACCCGCTGGGGCTGCGTATGGCTAAACAGCCCTGGGACAAGTCGTGACCATCACCGTGCCGGAGGCCCCAGCGCTCGCCACCAAACGCGACGTCGAGCTCGTACAAGCCGGACAGTGGGATCTGTCGACCGGACGGGTCACCTTTACCCCCGGTGACCTCGCCTCCGCCGTCGCCGCCCTCGACTGCCCCGCAATACGCCGCCCCATCCTCAAGCTCGGCCACGTCGACCCGCGCTTCGACGGCGAACCGGCCGTCGGATGGGTCGACAACGTCGCGCTCGCGGACTCCGGCAACACCATCGTCGGCGACTACGTCGGGATGCCCGGCTGGCTCGGAGACATCCTCGCCTCCGCCTACCCCGACCGGTCCATCGAGGGCTGCTTCGACTTCCGTTGCCAGCTCGGCCACACACACCCGTTCGTCCTGACCGCTGTCGCGCTGCTGGGCGTGTCCGCGCCCGGAATCGGGACCCTCGGATCCCTCCAAGACGTCGCCGCGCTCTACGGCGTCGCAGCCACCGCAGACCAGACAGGCGAACACGTAGCCGTCACCATCCACGCCACCCGGGAGGACCCCATGCCGAACTCGCGACCTGCCGAGGTCGCCGCTGGCGTCAGCAGCGAGGACGTGCGGCGCGCCTACTACGAGAACGCCCCGTACTCCGTGTGGATCTGCGAGATGCAGCTCGAGCCGTTGCAGCTGATCACGGTCGATGACGACTCCGGGCAGTACGCGCGGGTCCCGATCGTCCTGGACGGCGACACGGTGACGTTCGGCGAGTCGGTTCCGGTGGTCATCGAGTACGTTGACAAGCCGCAGGGCCAGCAGACTGCCGCGTCAGCGCTGGTGTTCGCGTCCCGCGCCGAGTCCCGCCCCGAGCAGGCCCCCGCGCCGAGCGTCGCAGTCGGCCAGTACGCCACCGGCGTCAACCATCTGCACGCCTCGGAGACCGCGCAGGAAGCGATCCAGCGCGTCGCGAAGGCATCCGGCCTCGCACCCGCCAATCAGGTGGACCCCACAGACCCTCCGGCCGAGCCGGTGGAACCCAACACCCCAACCGAAGGAGCACCCATGGCTCTGGACGAGGGCCTCCGTACGCGGCTCGGCTTGGCCGAGGACGCCGATGAGGCCACCATCCTGGCAGCGCTCGACGACAAGCTCACCGCCCCCACGGCCCCGGCCGACGGCGACAAGCCCGCCGAGCCCACTGAGCCCGAAGCCCCGGCACTGCCCGAGGGCGTCCGCATGATCGACGAGGCGCAGCTCCAGGAACTGCAGGAGCAGGCCCGGGAGGGCGTCGCCGCCCGCGCGCAGCAGCGCACTGAAGCCCGCGACCGCGCCCTCGATGACGCCGTGAAGGCCGGGAAGTTCGCGCCGGCGCGCCGCGACCACTGGGCGCGCCTCTACGACGCCGACCCCGAAGGCACCAAGACGACCCTCGCGTCGCTCGAGGCCGGCCTGGTGCCGCTCGCCGACAAGGGTGCGCCCGGTGGCGAGGAGACCAAGGACGCGTTCGACGCCGAGTTCGACGCGATGTTCCCGCCGCACACGATCGCGAAGGGCTGACCAGCATGGACTACAACCCCGTCTACACGGGCGGCTGCAAGCCGTTCACGCTCACCGCGTCCGCGACCATCACCGGCGGGCAGGTCCTGTTCGCCTCCGGTGTCGGAACCGTCGCCCCCACCGCCGGAGCGAACGGCGCCTACGTGGGTGTCGCCGCGATGGACGCCGCGAACGGCGCCCGCGTCACCGTGTGGCCCGTCACCGGCTGCATCCACGAAACCGTCACCCCCGCCGGCGTCACCGCCGGCGCGGCCATCGCCTCATCCACCGCGGGCGGTGTCGACTCCGGCACCCTCGCGACCATCGCAGCGGCCGGCACCCTCATGGGCACCGCCCTCACCACCGCCACCAGCGGCAACAAGTGCCGTTGGATCGGCCGCTAACCCGAAAGGAGTAGAGAATGCCTGGTTCCTACCCGGCGCCGGCGCCCACCCTTTCGGGCGACCTGCTGACCATCAGTCGGCTCCTGCAGTCCCCGACGCAGATCCAGCGTCGCCTGCGGACGTTCACCGACCTGAGGTTCATCTCCGACCAGATCCTCACGCAGCGGTTCCGCAGCAACGGCGGCGCTGTCCTGTACGAGGTGTCCGAGCCGATCCTGTTCAACCGGCCCGTCGAGTCCGTCGCGCCCGGCTCGGAGTACCCGCTCGACACCCCGCCGACTGGTGCGGCTGCGGTCGCTGCGGTCCAGAAGTGGGGCCTCGGGACCTTCCTGTCTGATGAGGAGGTCACCCGGAACGTGTACGGCGGCGCTGCTGTCGACCGTGCGCTCCGCAAGCTCGTGAACAGCATCATCAAGCAGGTCGACACCGTCACCCTGTCCGCTGTCGCCTCCGCGGTCACCGCGACCACCCCGGCCGGTACCGCGTGGACGACCAGCACGGGGATCCTGCGGAACATCGAGACCGCTAAGGCCGCGATCCTCGACCTCAACCAGGGCTACAACCCCGACACGATCCTGATGTCGAGCACGAAGTACGCGCTCATGGCGTCGGATGCGACGATCTCGAACCTGCGGCGCCGTGAGGCGACCGACAACCCTGTCTACAACGGGGAGATCGAGGTCATTGGCGGCCTGAACGTCGTCGTCGCGCCGCTGTCGTCCCTGCCTGGCGGCTCGGATGACGTGTGGGTGTTCGACACCACACAGCTCGGCGGCATGGCCGACGAGCAGGACGGCGCCCCCGGCTACACCGTGTCGGACATGGCGATCCAGACGCAGTCTGAGCGTGCTGCGAAGCGCGACGGCTGGGACATGTGGGGCCGTCGCAAGACGGTTCCCGTGATCCAGGAACCCGCCGCCGGCATCAAGATCACGAGCACCTGAGGGGGCGGCTATGTCATCGAAGCAGTACGTGGTGACGGGGGCGTGCGTGACGCACATCCCGGTCGCCGGCCCCGACGGGCAGATGCTGGTGACGCTCTACCAGGGCGCGCCGATGCCCGAGGGTGTCCCGGACGACCGCATCAAGCACCTCCTCGACTCGAACCTGATCGAGGAGGTCGGCGGCAAGGTCAAGGCCGAGCCGAAGGAAGAAGGCGACGAGGAGCCGGAGACCCCGAAGCCCCTCGACGGTCGATCCTCGAAGGCCGACCTGGTCGCCCATGCCGTCGCGAACGGCATGAACCAGGAAGACGCCGAGAAGCTCACCCGCGACCAGCTCCTGGACATGTACGTCCGCAAGCCGGCCGAGTGACCGGCCGAGCCCGGCGGCGGGTCCCTGGCCGTCGCCGGGCCTGGCTCACCTGGAGGTGACCGTGGCCACCGAACCGTGGGCGCCGAACCTCGAAGAGGTCGCCGGCCACATCCCCACCCGAACCCGTGACGGCGCAACCCCCGGCAACGATGCGCTCACAGGCACGTTTTCCGATACGACGACCCCCACCGAATCGCAGGCGCAACGCATCACGGATGCCGCTGTGGCCACCGTGGCGGGCGCCGTCGGCACCGTCACAACCAAACTCGAACCGCTCGCACGGGACGCCGCAGGGTGGCGCGCCGCCGCGGACATCGAGTTGGCGTATCCGCAGCGTGAAGCGGACGTGAGTTTCTACACCCAGCTTGACGAGCGGGCGAAGCTCGCCCTCGTACGACTCCTCGAAATCGCGGGCGAGCAGGGCGGCGGCCCGGACGCGCTTCTGCCCGTCTGGTGTTTCCCCGAGCCGTGTGACGGCTTGTACGGCGAGTTCCGTGTCCCGCACCGCAACGGCTGGTTCCCCTACCCGTAGGAGGCTGTCGTGGCGGTCGGTGGACGCGTACACCTCGTGTTCGACGAAGTCGCCATGGCGGAACTCCTCCACGGCCCGCAAGGTCCCGTCGCGCGGATGCTCGAACGGAAAGGCGAGATCGTCACCCAAGGCGCCAAGAGAAGGGCGCCCGTCTCGCCGGCCGGCTCGAACGGTCGCCCGTCCGGGTATCTGCGGTCGAACATCCACTGGAAGCTCGGCACGGACAGCCTCGGCATCTACGTCGACGTCATCTCCCCGGCGACGACACCGGACGGTGACCCGTACGGCCTGTTCGTTGAGGTCGGCACCGTCCCACACACCATCACCTCTCACGGTGACTACCCGCTGCGGAACCGTCGTACGGGGCAGGTGTTCGGCCGGATCGTCAACCATCCCGGCACCGCAGCACAGCCGTACCTGCGGCCCGCCCTCGAAGACCTGCGCGGCGCCTGATGGGCTACGTCGTCGCATCCACCGCCGTCCGTGACTGGGTGAACAACCTCCCGATCGTCGGCCGCGGTCAAGCACTCGCGCAAGGCGCATATCTGCTACCGCCGCGTTCACCAGGCGAAGGCGCATACGCGCTCCTATCCCGCGTCGGCCGCGCCGGTGACCTCGTCGCCGAAGAAACCATCGACTCCCCGCGGATCTCCGCGACGATCCTCGCCGGCACCCTCGAAGCCGCCGAGATCGCAGCGACCGCGTACGCCAACGAGGTCGACCGGCTCCGCGGCACCCGCGCCCCGATGGGTGACACATCGTGCCTGGTCGCGGACAACATCGCGGGCCCCTTGTACGTCGACCTGCGCCGTTCCACGCAGGAGCAATACCAGTTCCTCGTCGACGCCGACTTCTACCTGATCTGAAGGAGCCATCGTGGCCACCGTCTCTGTACAGGACGTCTCCCGTGCCGGGACGACGCCCACCTACAACGCCGCATCCGGAGGTGGAGACAAGTTCTCGCCCGGCGCGCACACCTTCGTGCACGTCCTGAACACCGGCGGGTCCGCTACCGCCCCCACGTTCGTCACCCCCGGACAGGTCCAGGAGCTCGCCGTCGCGGACGCCACCGGCGGCACCACCCCCGCGACGACCGGCTCGAAGATGTACGGCCCGTTCCCCGCTGAGATCTTCGCCGGGTCGGATGGCCTGTGTGCCGTGACGTGGTCGGTGACCTCGGGTGTGACGTTCGCCGTGCTGAGGGTCCAGTGACCGCCGCGAAGGGCGACGGGCAGCAGAAGCCCGAGCAGACCGCCAAGAAGCAGGCGCCGCCGGAGCCGGTCGAGCACGGCGTGTACGTCGCGAAGGAAGCCCTGTACGTGGGCGGTGCGCGGGCGTTCGCGCCCGGAGACATCGTCCCGTCCGAGCACGTCAACAAGTTCGGCTGGCAGGACCTGGTCCGCAAGTTCGACGACAACGAAGGTGAGGAAGACCATGGCTAGAGGTACGCCTTCGGCGATCTCGCTTGGGCCGGGCATCCTGTGGATCGCCCCCCTGGGAACGACCGAGCCGACCGACCTGACGACCGCGTGGGGCACCGTAGCCGCCGCGTGGGTGCAGCTCGGCTACACCGATGAGGGCTCGGAGTTCTCCTACTCGATCGACACGGACCGGGTGGAGGTCGCGGAGGAACTCGACCCCATCAAGATCGCCGTGAACTCCCGTGAGATCAAGGTGTCGTTCGCGCTCGCGGAGATGACCGCGTCGAACCTGAAGCGCGCCATGAACGGCGGCACCATCACCGCCGGGACCGGCATCGTCACGTTCGAACCGCCCGACCTGGGCACTGAGGTCCGCACGATGATCGGGTTCGAGTCTGAGGACCATCAGGAACGCTGGGTGTACCGGCAGTGCTTCTCCAACGGAGAGATCACCGTGCCCCGCAAGAAGGGCTCCGACAAGACCATCATCAACTGCGAGTTCGAGCTGGAGAAGCCGACCGGTCTCGCCCCGTTCAAGGCCATCATGACCGCCCCGGGCAGGCAGTAAATGTCCCGCGCCTACACGTCCGCGAAACGAGACTTCAAAGGGTTCCAAGCCACGTTCACCCTCGACGACGTCGAGTTCACGTGCGCCGGCCAACCCACCGCCCTGGACATCTCCGAGCTCGCAGAGGTCGCCGCTGACGGAGTCGACACCGACGACCCGCGAGCGATCGCGGCGACGTCGAAGTTCTTCCGGGCGGTCCTCGGCAAGGAGTACAGCCGGTTCAAGGAGCACATGCGGGTCCACAACACCGACGAGGACATTCTTGTCGAGATCATGCAGGGGATCATGGAGGACCTCGCGGCCCGCCCTACACAGGAGCCCTCGCGCTCACCCGATGGGCCATCGACAACTGGGCCTGGGTGGAATCCCGCGCCCCGGCGTATCTCCCTGCAGACCGGTCTTGTCGAGTTCCAGCCGACACCGAACAGCGGTGCGGCAGCGGCTGTGCAGGCGGCGGGCTCCTCGCCCTTCCAATCCGCGTCTTCCTCAACGCCGTCTTCGCGCTCCGTGTAGAGCGGCACGACGCAGAGGTCATCAACGCGGTTCTCCTCGGCGAAGACAGCAAGATCGACCCTGACTCGGTCGCATACATCACCTCCCTCCTCGACGGCAACGACGTCGACCCGGCAACCCGCCGCGCCCAAATCGCCGCGGCTTCTCTCGCCCTCGGAGGTGACTAGCCGATGGCGCGTGCCCTCGCTGAAGCATTCGTCCGGGTCCGCGCCGACACCTCCGGGGTCCGGAAGGACATCCGCGACGACTTCAGCAAGGCCGGTACCGACGGCGGGAAGTCGTTCGGTGACGCGTTCACCCGCGACGCCAGCGGCCGCCTTCACGACGCCCGTGGCCGGTTCGCGAAGGAACTCGGGGCGGCTGGCGGGGATGGTGGCCGGGACGCGGGGAACCGGTTCGTGTCCGCGTTCGGGGACTCGTTCAAGCGCATCGGTGGGGTTCTTTCCAAGGCGCTGAGTGGGGGAGCGGCTGGGTTCGGGAAGCTCGCGTCTGGTGCGAAGGTCGCCACGACCGCGATCCTGGGCCTCGCTGCGGCGGCTGCGGCACTGCATACGGCTCTCGCCGCAGGGTCGGCGCTGGCGCCCCTGGCGGGCTTCCTGGCGTTCCTGCCGGGCGCTGCCGCCGCCGCCGCAGCCGGTGTGGGGACGCTGAAGGTCGCCATGTCGGGGCTGTCTGACGGCTTCAAAGCCGCAATGAAGCCCGGCACCACCCCCAAAGACCTCGCCGAGCAGATGAAGGACGTGTCGCCGGCGGCACGGGGTGTGGCGCAGGAGCTGTTGAAGCTGCAGCCGGTCTTGCTCGGTATCCGGAACCGGATCCAGCAGGCGTTGTTCAGCCAGCTCACGGGCCAGTTGACGGCGTTGGCCAGAACGTTGGCCGGGCCTGTGGCGGCTGGGGCGGCTGGTGTCGCCGCGCAGTTCGGTGCGGCGGGGAAGCAGATCGCCGAGTTCGCCCGGCAGGGCAAAAGCATCGAGCTGGTGCGGGCCGCGTTCGGGCAGACGCAGCTCAGCGTGGCGATCCTGACGAGGGCGCTCGATCCGCTTCTGGCCGGCTTCCGCGCGATCGCAACCGAGGGCCTGTCGTTCCTGCCTCGGATCGCGACGGCAGTCTCCCAGGTCGCGACCCGGTTCGGCGAGTGGCTGAGCCAGATCGTAAAAAGCGGCCAGGCCACCCAGTGGATCAACAACGCATTCGAGACGTTGAAGCAACTCGGCAGCGTTTTGAAGGCCGTCGGCGGGATCATGTCGTCCGTCTTCTCGGCGGCGAGCGCTTCCGGATCCGGGTTCCTCGGCATCATCGGCACCGCCCTCGGGAAGCTCAACGCGTTCCTGAAGACATCGGCCGGCAAGTCGGCGCTCGTCTCCATCTTCCAGGGCCTCGCTGCGGCTGGGGAAGCTCTCGGCCCGGTGATCGGCGCTCTGGTGACGGGTCTCGGCACGTTGGCCGCTCCGGTGGGACGCCTGGCGCAGGTCTTGGGCCCGATCCTGACCGACGCGATCAACGCTTTGGCGCCCGCCCTAGCTGCCTTGGAGCCGGGCATCCGGGCGCTCTTCGCTGGCCTCGGCGCGGCGGTTCAGGTTCTGGCGCCGGTGCTGCCACAGCTCGCCGGGGCGATCTCACAGGTCGTTGTGGCGCTCGCACCGATCCTGCCGCTGCTCGCACAGGCGATCGCGGCGCTGGCTCCACTGCTTCCGGTGGTGTCCGAACTCGCTGCGCTGCTCGCACAGCAGCTGACAATGAACCTGCAGGCACTGATCGCGGTGCTCACCCCGGTGATCTCCGCGATCGCTGGCGCGCTGGTGCCGATCATCCCGCAGATTACGGCAGCATTTGCGCAGTGGGCGCAGGCGATGATCCCGGTCGCGGGCATGCTCGGCCAACAGCTCGGCCAGGCGCTGACTCGGCTCCTACCGCAGTTCGCGGCACTGATACCGCAGCTCCTCAACGGCCTTGTCCCGGCGATGATCCAACTGCTGATCGCGATCACGCCGCTACTTCCGCAGATCATCCAGCTCGGGATCGTCATCGCCGAGAACCTCGCGCAGGCGTTGCCGCAACTGCTGCCGTCGCTGATTGAGCTGATCAATCTGATGACGCAGTGGACACCGATCATGATCCCGATCCTGTCGATGATCCTGCAGATCTCCACCGCCCTGGCGGGCAGCCTCGGGTCGAGCGTGAACATCGCGGTAGGCGTCATCAGCGCTGGGCTAAACGCGATCTTCGGTGCCTTCCAGTGGCTGTTCAACATCCTGCTGGGGCACAGCATCATCCCCGACATCGTCAACGGGATCGGCGCCTGGTTCGGTCGGCTTCCGGGTCTGGTCGTCGGGTTCTTCACGAGCATGGCGACCGGCGCGATCGGTGTCGCTTCGAGCATGCTCTCGTCTCTGTCGAACATCCCCGGAAGGATCGGCGGGATCTTTTCCGGGGCCGGATCGCTGTTGTACAACGCGGGTCGCAACATCGTCATCGGGTTGTGGAACGGCGTGGTCAGTCTCTGGAACTGGCTGGTCGGCAAGTTCCGCAGCTTGACGAACCTGATCCCGCACATCAAGGGCCCGCCGGCGAAGGACCGGAAGTTGTTGACCCCGGCCGGTGTCGCGATCATGCAGGGTTTCGGTGCGGGTATCGCCTCGCAGGTCCCTGCTTTGAGGTCGCAGCTGTCTGGCATCACGGCGGACGTCTCCCGTGCGGGTGGGCGCCTCGCTGGCGCTGCGGCTCCGGCGTCACGGACTAACAGCCTGGCGGCTGCTGGTGGCTCGTCTGGGGCTGCTGGCGTGGATTTGGGTGGTCTCGCGGACGCGATCGTGTCGGGGATCCAGCGCGCTCAGATCGGCGTGCACATCGACCGGAAGCAGATCGGCCAGGTCGTCTCGGGCGAGGTCGGGAAACTCACGGATCTGCGACGGAGGACGGGCTGATGGCGACTCCGATCACGTGGGCGTTCGTGGATCAGCCTGTCGCGTCGCCGACAGTGCTGCTCGACATGAACAACGGCACGACGACCCGGATCTTGGATCCGGGCCCGCAGACGCCGACACCGCAGTTGAACCGATCGTTCACGTCGAATGCGATGACGGACGGCGGGGTGTTGTCGGCGGCGAGCTACCAGAACCGTGAGCTGAAGTTCACGGTGTGGCTGAACGGTGCGAACCAGTCCGCGAAGATCTCCCAGCTTGACGCGTTGAAAGCGCAGCTCGCGAAACCGTCGAACCTGATCATGTATGTGCCGCCGGGCTGGTCGTTCCCGGTGTTCTTCCGGACGTTCCGCTCGGATGATTACGTGGTCGATAACGGCGGTGGCGTCGCTGGTGCTGAGTGGCGTGTCACGTGTGACGTCATCGCGGAGCCGTTCGCGATCGGCGCCCGCCGAGACCTCACGCAGGTCACCGTGACGAACAACCCAGCCAGCGGCACAAACCCGATCCTGTGGGACATCACGGGGATTGCCGGAGACTCGCCGACACCCGCGTTCGTGAAGGTTGGGACGGCGCTCGCGGTGGCCGACCCAGTGATTCTGGCGCAGCGGACGGTGAACCAGCCGACGACGGTCACGTACTTCGCTCAGGCCGAGGCCGGGACGATGGGCACGGACACGACCACGCAGGCCAACGACGCGAACATGTCCGGGTCGTCCAACAACTTCACCCGCACGACGTTCTCAACGGCGTCGCTGACGACCCGCGTGACGGTGACCTTGCCGACGGCGAGCGCCCCGGAGGCGTTGCGGGGCCGGTACCGGGTGTTCGTGCGGGTCCGCACGTCGGCAACTGGCAGCAACTTCACGCTGCGGTGTGTGCAGAACGCGGGCGGCACTGACTTCGTGAACGGCCCAATCACCTCGTTCGACTCGCTAGCGAACACGGCGTACCGGCATGTCGACCTGGGTGTGATCGATGTCCCGACGGCGGGTCCGTACCCGACGACGATCGGGTACAGCGCCTTGTCGGCGCAGATGGTGACGCAGGCCCTCGCGATCCAAGCGGGCCGGAACTCCGGTACGGCAACGCTGGACATGGACTACGTGTACCTGATGCCTGCCGATGAGCGGCTTTGTGTCGCGGCACGGAACACGACGCAGGCGTCCTCGTCTCTGATCATCGACGGTCCGAATGAGATGGCGTATGGCCAGCCGTCGGGCGCGACGCCGTTCGGATCGACGCGGACGGTCGACAACGCGGGCGGGCTCGCGTTCCTCTTCGGTGGCGCACCGATGCTCGTGCCGAACGTGACGAACCGTTGGCACATGATCCGGGGCTCGTCGGCGAACTCGGTGACGTCGACGGTGGACGTGAGCTACTGGCCGCGCTGGCGGGAGGTTGCGACGTCATGAGCGTCCCTGTCCCGCTCGGTGTGCGGATCTACGACCATGAGAACGTCGTCGACCAGTGGGTCACGAGGTGGGTCGATGACCTGCAGTACCGGTCGGTGATCCCCGGCGGGTTCGCTTCCGCGTCCTTCCGCTTGCACGTCCCGCAGCACATGTATCCGGTCGCTGCCGCTTGGATGCCGCGCGCGCCTCGGATCCCGCTGATCACCCTGTTCAACCGGGTTCAGATCGTCGACCTCCGCTCCGGTGAGATCGCGTGGGAAGGGCGTATCGACTCGGCCGCCCGTGTCACTGACGACGGCTTCGCCTGGGACATCGGCTGCGCGGGCGCGATGGTCGCGGCAACCGACATGACGAAGCCGGTGTTCTACGCGGACTCCGGCCTCGAATCGTGGCTCTCCCCTGATGCGAACCAAAACATTTCCCAGGCGTATTCGATGTCGAAGTCCGACAGCCCCCCCGCACTTAAAGTCGAGTTCAAGCCTGGTGGCGCCATCGTCAGTGGCTTCGGCGACCCCGTCTGGTACCACTTCCTGTGTTTCGCCACGGGTCAGTTTCTCGGCCGGTTCACAGTCACCTACTCCGGGAACCTGCCGAACGTCGCTGGGGGCAGCTCTCTTCAGTCCCGCGCGGGCGTGTACACGGTCGGCTCCGGCTTCCAGGAAGCCGTCGACGCGACCACTCTCGGCGCGGACACAACCAAAAGCAACGCGGTCGGCGCAGCAAGCTCCTTCACCTCCACGACCGCGCAAGTGATCAAGTTCGAGATCAACATCCCCAGCGGGTCCATCACCGTTCCATCCTCCGAGTCGGGCGATGCCGGATTCCTCAACCCGATCGTCATCGCGATGCGAGTCGACCGGAATGGCACCCTGCTCACCGGAACCGCCAACTACGGAACGGACTACGTCACCGTCTCTCAGGTCGTAGAGGACGTACTGGGCCGCTTCCTGAACAACGCATGGTCGACTTCCGGAGCGAACATCCCCGCCAACGGCTCGGTAGGCGCAGCAGGCGCCTACATCGACACGAGCGACACCACCCCCATCACCGACCTGAAGTTCCCCACCGGGGGTACCGCAGCGGACATCCTCAACCAACTCATGACGGTCCAGACGAACGCGTACTGGGCGATCTGGGAGTCCCAGAACACCGCCACGAACGGCACGGATTCGCAGCGATACCGGTTCGAGTGGGCGACCTGGCCGAAGGGGTGGGGCTACCAGGCCAGCTCCGCAGACGGGCTCGACGAGCAGCCCGACGGCAGCAACATGTACAACTTCGTGTCGTACCAGTACGACGATGAGTTCGGCATCGAGCACTACGTTACGCCGACGTTCTTGCAGGAATGGTGGGCGTTCACCGAACCGAGCCCGGCACCGGTCCTGCGAGACAGGGTGACACGCGGCGCTTCGGTAAAGAAGGACGGCCTAGGCGTTGATGCGGGCGCCCTCGCCTCGAAATGGATTGCCGAGCACGGCCAGGAAACCAACGCCGGGACGCTCACCGTACGAAGGCCGATCCAGTTCTACGACGCGGGCAGCAACTCCGGCGCAGGTGCGGGGCGCATGCTCGACCCCTGGATGATCCGCCCCGGCAAGCTCATCCGGATCACCGACATCCCCGTCCAAGCCGACAGCACCAACATCAACCACGGCACCACTGCGCCACCCGCCACCCACACCGGAGCCGTGTTCCGCGTCGTCTCCACCGACTACGACGCCGCCGACAACTCCTGCCGCCTCGGCCTCGACCAAGTCGACATCTGGTCACTCGCCGGGCAGATCCTCCCCAGCGCACCCACCAACGCCCGAACCGTCCTCGGATAGGTGACGCCCTGATGCTCACCGCACGGAAGGGGACGCTCATGCGCGTCGCCCACCGCGTCGGCCGCCGAGGCTGCTTCCTCCTTTTCCTCGCCCTCCTCGACCTGCTGCTCGCCTACTCCATGACACCAGCCGCGACCGTAGCGAAACTCCCCACCTACGCCTACCTCTCCCAATACCTGCCCCTCCAGGCGTGGGCCGGGATCTGGGCAGGCGTCGGCATCATCTGCGGAATCCAAGCGTTCGCGCGCCGCGACCATGCCGCATTCACCG